AGCGAGCAGCGTTGACGCTGATAAAAGGCTATCACTTTGCTACCGGGAGCGATCCGTCGATTCGCAGCGAGGATATTCCTGGCTTGCGAAGCGTTTCGTATGGAACCTTAAGCTCTAGCAACAACGGATCGTTGCCGGCGGAGGTGACGGCGCTTCTCAAGCCATATCGTAGAGTGGTGTTCGCATGACGCCGGCGGAATGTCTTCAGTCTTATCGCGTCAACATGGAAGCGGTAGGCGAGACGATAGTCATTCGTCGCTACACTGGCACCGGTGTAGGACGCGTGCCTCATGACACCAACGTTCGCGCCCGCGTTACCGGCTACGACGAGCGCGAATTAGTTGGCACCATTCAGCAGGGCGACAGACGGTTGATCGTCTTGGTGGAAGATCTTGAGGACGCAGGATTCTCCCTTCCCATCACTCCCAACGACAAGATCGTGCTGCGGGGCACGATGATCTCCATCGTAGCCGTAGATGACTCGACCCGTCGCATTCAAGGCACTCTCATCGCCTACGAGATTCAAGCCCGTGGCTGAGTGGGATGGATATGTCGCCATCGTAGTTGCTTCCGGGCCGAGTGCCATATCTACTCCGCTTCATCTCTTTCGCGATCGTGCCAAGTTCATAGTCGTCAACGACAGTTGGCGGTTGGCGCCATGGGCAGATGTTCTCTTTGCCTGTGACGAGGCTTGGTGGAAAGCTAACAACGGATGTCCAGAGTTCAAGCAACGCAGAGTGACGGCGAGTCCTAATTGTATGAAGAAGTATGGGATCGATCTGTTCTGTTCGACGGGTACGAACTCCGGATTGAGAGCCATCTATCTGGCGCAGCGGCTTGGTGCCAATCCCATCTGCATGGTCGGCTTTGACATGCACCCTAAGAACGGGATTCATTGGCATGAGAAGCGGGAAAATTTGCGAACTCCAGGTGACAACGAGATGCGGACCTGGCGCAACGAGACCGAGTGGGCGGCCGAGCGATTCAAGGAGAAAGGCGTTCATGTGATCAACTGCACTCCAGGTTCGGCGCTGACTAAATATCCATACTTTTCTCTCGATCGAGTATTCGATGCCATTGAAAACAACCGTTCAGTCAATCGACCGCGACGTTCAATCGCTGGTTGACGATCTCAAGACCAGAGATCGCTCTGAAGCCTTGGCAGAGATCGCTCATGATGACATCGAAGATGCCAAGCGACTCAACGCTCAGGCGATAGGCCGTGCTCCTAAGATCACCATATCCGTAGACGGGAAAGAAGGCGCGCCCCTTGAGTCGGTAAAGCCAGGCGGGGAGATAATAGCCGACTTCGCCGTCGAGAGTCAAGTTCTTCTATGGATCTATCAGAACTTGGTGCGGGCGTCACCGATAGGTCCTGACGTGGGCGGTCACTATTACCAACAACATCTGCTGTATGCAGACGGGCAGCAAGTCGATCCGGGTGGCACCATTCCTGAGGCCGAAGAGTATATCTTCGTCAACGTCATGCCGTACGCCGGCAAGATAGAGCGAGGATCTTCGCCGAAGTCGCCAAATGGCGTCTATCAAGTCGTGGCGGTTTTGGCTCAGCGGCAGTTTCGCGACGTCGCCACCGTCATCTTTGGCTATCGCACTCTCATTCAAAAGCAGATTGCGGGAGCGAGAATTGGCAGGCGCTCAGACAATAGAAATCCTGCCATCATCGTGAAGTTGAAGTGATGTTGTTGAAGATCAACAAGGAAAAGATAGAGCTGGATGGCATGAACATCACCGATCATGTTACCGGCATCGAGATCGAGATATTCGACGCTACTAAGGTGGTGTTAACGTTGATCGCCGACGTTGAAGCAGAGATCGAAGCAGATCTTCTCAGGCTGGAGAAGAAGGATCACGCCAGGTTCGACGGCCTTAATGATAAGCCACGATTCGTGCGGGTGAGATAAATGCCGACTAAGGCGGTCATCGACGCAGTTCAAGCGCGGCTGGTGGCAAATTGGACGGCTACCGTGGTGGTGGACTATGACACTAATGCTTATCCTCCTGACCTTGATGCCTTTTTGGTTCATCAGTATCCTGTTGTCAACGGTGTCAAGCCGGTTCTCAACCGCGTCTTCTGGGAAGAAGGAGGAATTCGCCTTGTTCTGAACGTGCGCCGCGGCATCGGCTTGGCGCAAGGCTTGACCTGGTGCGATCTTCTCGCCGCCCTCTTTCGCGAGGTGAAGTTCGCGGGCGTTCAGTGCTTCGAGCCGAGCGGTCCGATCATCGATGACAACATAGAAGAAGGCGACTGGATCAGCTACTCCGTCGTAGTACCGTATCGCTACGAGTTTCTCAGTCCCGCTATTCCCTAGAGCTGCCCACTCGCAGGGATTGTCTACAAAACGCTGTGGGGCAACAGCACCTCATGGAGTTTAAACCATGGCGATCATCACCGCTAGTGGCACTCAAGTCTATATCGGCCCTGCCGCTACTCCTGAAACTGCATTTGACACCCTCGCTGAAATGCAGGCGGTGTCAGGATGGACGGCTATCGGCCTCATCGAGTCGGTAGGAGAGTTTGGCGATCAGAACAATGATGTCACATTCTCCGCCATCGGCGACAGCCGCGTGCGACATGCCAAGGGTGCGGCTGATGCTGGCACCATGGCCTTGGTTTGTGCTCATGATCCGTTCGACGCCGGACAAATTCAGTTGGATGCTGCCCAGCAAAGCAACCTGAATTATCTCTTTCGGGTGACGCTGCCAGACAGCCCTGGCTCCCCGTTCACCAACACCGACATTTTCTTCCGCGGCCTCGTCGCCTCGAGAAGAAAGAACATTGGCACCAACGACAACGTGGTTCGCAACAATTTCAACGTGCTGATCAACAGCCCGTTGTACACGGCGCCGTCGGTATCGGCGTAAATTCACGTCAAGGAGGTTGCTGTTATGAAGCTGAGCGATATTACTCTCGACAATGAGCGTCAGGAGAAAGGCGCTTGGGTCGACAATGTTCCGGAGCTGGAGGGCCTCAAGCTCCTGGTGCGTGGCGTCAATAACTCAGATTGGCGCAAGTTGCAGGCCAAGCTGATCGAGGCAGTGCCACGGAAGAAGAGAGCGACGGGTCGATTGGATGTTGATGAGGCGGACCGCATTCAATCGACCTGCTTGCTCAATACTTGTCTTCTTGACTGGGATGGTTTGGAAGATGATGAAGGCAAGCCGATTCCGTTTGGCAAAGACATGGCGCATCAGCTTTTATTCGATCCCCAGTATCGCAAGTTTCGCGACGGCGTGGTCTGGGCCGCCACCTTCGTTGGCGAGCAGACAGCAGAAGATCAGGCAGAAATCGTGGGAAACTTATCGAAGCTCTCCACTGGAACGACAGATGGGGAGCTCAAGTCAAAGGCTGGTTGAGGCTCATAGAAGACGGCAAGGAAGCGCCGCCGCAGTTCTACGATCAACCGGAGATAATGCCTGGCAGTCAGTTCTATTGGGATGCCTTTGGCGATCTCGGCTCCGACCGTCAATTCGGTATGGGAATAGGGCCGATCCCGTACTCGGCTATTCGCCGATATGCCGATAGCTGGGACATCGTCAGTCGCGATGAGTTTGCCTTCTTCTACGGCATCATTCGTTCGCTCGATGCCGAATATATGAAGCTGGCTAACGCTCCTAAAGACAAGAACAAGGCGGAGATGGTCCCCATTTCCGACGTAGAGAACCAACATCTATTGTTCGATCGATTGAGGACACGAGCAAACGCGGCAGGAAAAAGAAATAAGTAAATGGCTACAAATCTCAACGTGATCAAGACCATCACCATCCGCGGCACCGCGGAAGGCGTGTCTGACGTTGAGCGGCAACTGGGCAAAGTTGCCGATCAGATGGACAATGTAACTGTCGCCTCGACCAAGCAAGAAAAGGCAACCCAATCGCTCGAGGCGGCGTATCGCAGACTTCAAGTACAGAACGACGCTCTTGTTCGCCAGCAACAACAGCAGGCGCAAGCTCTTCAGGCGGCGAATGACAACGCCGAGCAAACTGGCAAGAGCTTCGTCGATATGGCCGCCAGCACCTTGGAGTTGACGACTCATCTCAAGCTGGCGGCAGCCGCAGCTTATATAGCGGTGCCTGCCTTTCGCAGTCTCACCAATCAAACCGTCGTCTCCGGACTCGGTCTCCTCGGCGCCAACGCCAACCTCGTGGCCGGTGGCGTAGCACGAGTGGGAAGTGCCCTCGGTCCAGCGATCAGCTTTATCACTCGTCTCAGCATTCCGATTCTCGCGGCGGTCGCTGCGTTCAAGCTATTTGAGGCCACCTTCGAGAAAGGATCGGAGCTTCTCGATCAGTTCGGGACGGAGGGCCAGCGTAAAAGGTTTGGTGACATAGCCGACACGCTGAAGGAGCTGACCAAGCTTCAAACGTCCGATCTTACGATTCCTCAACAGCAGCAAGCCGGCGAGCTAGCGAGAAGGTTGGAAGATGCCAAATTCACGATCAGTCAATTTGCCGACTTGAAGATTCCTATCGAGGCGGCTCTTCATTTGCAGTCGATCTGGGTGAGCATCGTCGAGACTATCGCCAAGGGAGTTTCTCTTCTCCCGCAATTCGTTCCTCCGCAGACAGGAGCGCCGCCGGCTGGTCCGTTCTTCGATCCGATGTCGGGCGTAGGATTTGGCGGCACGGCGAAGGGGAATCTTCTCCAACCCAGCACCAATGTTTTGCGCCAGCAAGGCTTGAGCACCTTGGCGGCGGGAATGGGCGGCGGCTTCGCCGGTCGTTTTGCCGCGCTCGGTGACAAGCCGGAAAAGCAAGTGGCGGATTTAACGAGCGAGTTCGAGCGGTTGTCGAAGTCTATCGAGCGATCGACCGCGGCGATGGAAGCCGACGCTCAAACGGTCGGGAAGTCAACCGCCGAGCAGACCAAGTTGCGCACCGAGTTGCGTCTGAGAGAGGCAGCCGAACAAGACATCATCAAGAACGGCGGCAAGATGGAGGATTATCTTGGCCGCATCAACGATTTGTCGAACCGCGCGGCAAAAGCCGCTGAGGACTTGGCCTTAGCTCAACTGAAAGGCAAGATCGACTTCGGCACCAAAACTGCATTTATCTCCAAGGAAGATGTTCAGATTGCTCAGGAGCTGGCCGGCGTCTGGGGCAACGACGTTCCCAACGCTCTCGCCTCCAGCGAGGCGGCGCAGATTCGGTTCAACAACCGAATGCGCGAGCTGACCGACATCTTTCAGGACTTCATCACCGATTTCATCAAAGGAATGGCCGAAGGCAAAAATATAACTGACGCGTTAAGCACTTCTATGAAAAGTCTTGGCAGCGCGTTGGCTGGAGCCGGTGCCAAGTCGATCGCGGGATCGATCATCGGATCGGTCGGAACGACGGCTGGTCAGGCAGGCACCGGCTTGACCGGGGCGCTTGGTTCGCTGTTTCCCTCACTTGGCACTTTCGCTGGACCAGCTGGCGCCCTCGCTGGTGTTGGCCTTGGCGCAGGCATCGCTGCGCTTGGCAGCATATTTGGTGAGAGCGCCAAGAAAGAACAAGAGCATGCTCAAGCTGTACAACAGGCGACGCAAGCTCTTATTCAAGCGAATGAAGCTACGCGTGGCTTCGTTGATCAACTCAAAGATTTGAACGAGACTGCGACTGGATCTGAGTTGGCGATCAAAAATGCCGAGAAGTTGCGCGACCAAGCGATCGCCGCCGCTCATCAGCAGCAGCAGCTCGCTATCATCGGTTTTCAGCAAGGCAATATTCCGTTCGCGCAGGCATTGCAAGCCTTCAATGATGCCGGCCATGCAATCGAGGAAGCCGGTCAACAATTCGACGAGTTTCGTAAGAACACCATCGAGAAGATGAACCAGACTCTGCAGCAGGGCATAAACTCTGCGACGGGTCGAGCCTTCCTCAACAACTTCCAGCAAATAGTCGATACGGTAAAAGACGCCGAGAAGATCGGCGCCGACTCGGGCTTGACCCAGCAATTTTTGCAAACTCAGGCGCAGCAGCTGGTCGATCAGCAGAAACTTACGGGTGATAATTTTCAGCTGCTGCTTGATACGTTCCCCGAGTTGAACGGCCTAATTACTGAGTTCAATGATTCGGTGACAATTGCCAAACGATCTGTGGATGAATTGCGTAAAGCATCTGAGAGTCTCGATGACCGGATGCTTGCTGCAACGACTGATGCCAATACGCTGCAAGGCGCTTTGCTATTGTTTGATCGCCGTGCGCTGCGTGAACGCGAAGCCGAGATGGAGGCCGGCGGTGAGAACCTTGTGCAGCTCGAAGCCGTTCAAGCGCAAGAGCGAATAAATATCATCGAGGATTTCAATCAGAAGTCCATTGAGCTGGAGCGTCAGCGGGTCGATCAGCTCAACAGCTTCGCCCGCGACATCGCTACCTATGTCAATAGTCTTTTCTCCGGTCCTGGTAGCGCGTTGTCACCCAGCGGCAGATTGAGTCAGGCACAGACCGCGTTCCAAAATCAATTAGCTCTCGCTAATATTGGCAATATCGACGCCATTTCAACAATCACTAAATTCGCCGAAGATTACCGCCAGGCGGCGCAAGCCTTCTATGGATCGGGCACATCGTATCAAAACATCTTGAGTCAGATCTCTTCCTCGTTGCTTGCCATTCCGGCTGTGAGCGGTTCGACCGATCCGGTGGTGCAGGCGCTGGTCAACACCGTTACGCCAGCGATTCAGGGAACCACGAGCGCGGTCAACACTGGAACGTCCGGCACTACTGGCGCAGTGAATTCACAAACGACAACGCAAAGCACCGAAGCGACGACGCAGGCCAATCTTTTGACCGCGTCAAATACACTTTCAACGAGCGCCAACAATCTCATCACAGCGACGAATAATCTGATTACGTCAACAAATACGCTGGTAACCACTTCAAACAATACCTTGACCGCCATTCAAAATTTGAACACCACCGCTAACTCGCAATTGACTTCGATCAATTCCCAAACCGCCGTTTTGCTCTCCATCGAGACTCACATGACGAGCGCCGACAATAAGCTGACTGACCTCGCAAACATCAACACGAAGACAAACAGCATCGACACGCATAGCGCTCACATGTTTGCGCCGAGTGGTTCGATCAACTTCAATCTGGCCAAAGGCGGTTTTGTCGGCGAGGCTGGAGCCGTTGAATATCGCCTAGCGACCGGTGGCGGTGTTGGCAGCGATACGGTGCCGGCATGGCTCACACCGGGCGAATTCGTGGTGAACCGCTCGGCGGCACAACGCTACGGCGGACTCCTTATGACGTTAAACTCCGGCGGTTTTGCTGGTCCGACTGGCACATCGAACACCTTCGCTCGCATCGAGAGCTTGCTCGCGCAGATCGTTGCGCTTGAGGCCGAAGGCAACACGATGATCGGCCACAATACTGCAGTCACGGTGAAGCAAAGCCGCGAAGCGAGATTTGCTGCCCGCAAAGGATACAACTGATGCCGATGACATCATACGCGCGTAAGGCGCTCGGCGATGCGAGTATCGGCAAGGCATCATTTTCTACGCCAGTGGCTGTCTATGTAGGTTTGTTCACTGCATCGCCGGGAGACGCAGGGTCGCTGACCAATGAAGTCGTCGGTGGGAGTTATGCTCGTGTCGAGATAACTTCCAAGCTCGGGGCATTCAATCTTGCTACGGGCATTGCCACGAACACTTCTACCGTCGATTTTGCCAATCCGACAGGCGACTGGGGCACGCTTACTTATGCCGGAATCATCGATGCTTTGTCAGCGGGCAATATGCTTTACTACGAAGCATTGCCGAGCCCGCGCACGATCTTGACCGGTAGCAGACACGTTCAATTTGCAGTGGGAGCGCTGCAAATCAGGATTATCTAAATGACCGTCTGGTCCGGTCAAGGCACTTTTAACGGCGCCGGTAATTTCTCGTCTCAAGTTAGAGAGCGAAATATCCGAGCCAGCTTCAACGGCGCGGGCAATTTCTCAGCGCAAGTTAAAGCAAGAAATATTCGCGCCAACTTTAGCGGCGCAGGTAATTTCTCAGCTCTTGTTAGAGAGCGAAATATTCGCGCCCGTTTTGATGGCGCTGGCAATCTTCAATGTCGCGTGCCCATTCGTGCATTTAGCGCCGCCACGTTTATAGGAAGCAGCACTCTTTCAAGTCTCGATACGATCATCCAAATTCAAGTGAGCTTCGTAGTGCATTCTTTGCTTCAGGGCATCGTCACCGATCCATTGGCCGCTTTGGTGGGCAATCCGAAGCATCGTCTTATCTTGGCTGCAGAGATCGACATCCTGACACTGAACTGATCATGGCACTCGGCTTTGCGCCCATCTCTTCAACCCCGCCAGGCGATCTTCCGCACTGGACGCTGTTCGTCACATCGCAAACTTCTTTCACGCTTTTATCAGCTGCCGCCAATACGCTCTATGCCGCGACGATTCCGTTCATAACCAGAACCACGGACGACCCGGCCGATCAGCCGTTCGAAGGCACGCTGGAAGCTACGCTGCGGGTGGATCGCTCTATCGTCAGCGCAGACGGCTATGGAGGGTTCAATGAGAATGTGTCGGAGCTGTCGTTGATCAACAACGATGGTCTTTATGACGAGTTGGCCGACAACATCAGCGTCAACGGACAGGCAATCCGCTGCTCCATAGGTCAAGTCACTGGGCGCGCCATAGTGGCGGCTTATGAGACATTCGAAAGCGTTTTAACTTTAGTTGGAGAGCGCGTCAGGCTGGAACGCGGTCATGTTGTTGTCGAGATGCGCGATCCGGCCCTCCATCTGACCACAGAGACCGTGCAACAGGGGCTATATGCCGGCACCGGAGGCTTGGAAGGAGGGGAAGAAATTGCCGGCAAGCGCAGACCGTTTGGCGATGGAGTGGTATTCAACGCCACGCCGACGTTGGTCATAGCCGCAGAACTGCTTTATCAATTCAATGACGGTCCTGTGGCGTCTGTACAGCAGGTCAAGGACGGCGGTGTCGCGCTTTCTTTCTATGCCGACTATCCGACCGTGGCGGCATTGCGTGCGGACGGTGTGGCTGCGTCACCGGATATCATCCCTCCTGGAAGTTACGCGACTTGCTTAGCTGAAGGCTATTTCCTGCTCGGCGGCGTAGGCTTCAAGCAGATCACCGTAGATTTTACCGGTCTGCGACTCACCACGGCCGACATCATCAATCACGTCGCCATTCAAGCCGCCATTCTGACATTGCTTGACAGCGATCGCATGAGCGCGAGCGGAGTTCTCACCAACGGGAATTTGACGTTCACCAGCACTGCCGGCACAAACAACTATGACAATGCATTTTCCAATAACAGCCGCTCGACGGGAAAATACTGTTACGAAGTGACGCTGCAGGTTTTGCAGCACAATGCCACGGTCGATGCCGCTGCGGGATTTGCCGGCCCAGCAACGCCGGCAACAGGGCATCCAGGGAACTTCTGGCTCGGTGGCTCAGACGGAGACTCGCTCGGTATTTATTTCAATGGAGCAGCTTATTTTAACGGATTGCCTTTGGATTTTAGCGATGCGTATTTTCAAGGCGATACCATACTCTTTGCCGTGGATCTCGATCTGCGGGTATTCTGGTACAAGGTCAACGCAGGCAATTGGAACGGCAACCCGGCGGCGGATCCTGAGACGGGGGTTGGTGGTTTTGCCTTGCGGATGACCAGCTCGGAGGTGTTCGTCGCCGTAGTTGCTACAGGCGGCGTGATCACAGTCAATTTCCGGCCGCGAAACCTGCCGGAAGGATTCGCAGTATGGGCGGAAAATGCCACCGACGTGTTCACCATCGATGGTTCCAGCTTTGACGACCTAAACACCGCGCAGCCTGCCAGCGTCGGCTACTATCTCGACAGCGATTCTAGCCAAACTTGCGCGGAGATGTTCACTAATTTGATGAATGGCATCGGCGGTTGGTATGGCATGACTCCGTTGGGACAACTGCAAGTCAAGCGGCTAGATCGACCAACGAGCATCGCTGCTGCATTCTACGATACTGACGGCGGCAACATCGTAGACATAGATCGCTCCTCGCTCCCGGCTGGAGTCGATCCTCCACCGCATCGCTGGCGCGTGATCTACGGTCGCAACTACACCGTCATGACCGATCTCTTCGGCGAAGTGTCGGAGAATGACCCGGCCACGGCCGACTATCTCATGTCGCCGTACAAGTTGGCGTCTACCAGCGATGCTCAGAGCGATTCGATCTTGGCCAATTGGCCCGATGCGCCAGATCGTGACCCGGTGCAATCTTATTTTGCCAGTCTCGTTGATGCTCAAGCTGAGGCTGATCGTCTATTTCAATTGTACTCCATCGGTCTGAATGCCTACCGCTTCGTGCTGAAGAACGCGCTTTTTGTTCACTCGATAGGTGACATCGTCAACGTCACGGACTCAAGACTTGGGCTGTCCAACGGACGCTATCTGCGCATCGTTGAGTTGAGTGATGATATCAGCAACATGACTACAGAGGTGATTGGCTTTGGCTAACGCGGCGGTCGCCTTCGACAACTTGGTGGACTTGGAAGACACTGCGATGTCGGCCAACAATTTCATATTGCAAGCGCCGCCGGCTAACTTAGTCAATCCACATGTTGGTAAGAAATGGCGCGACAATGCCACGACAACTTACGTCATGGCCAGCACGACGGGTTCCAACTCCATCGACACCATCATGCTGGCTGGCGTCAGCGGCAGCGTTGAAGACATCGCCCCCATATTTAGGGTGCGGCTCTCAACGGTAGATCCGACAGGAGTTGCTGGCGATGCTCTTGACACTGGCAGTCTCAGCGGCTTGCCATACTTTGACTCCGATTACGGTATGTTCGTCTACTTACTCGCCGCTCCAGTATCAGCAACTTATATCCGCATAGACATTAGCATCACTGGTACCGATTACATTGAGGCGGGCCGCATGTTCGCTGGCTTGCGCACTCAGTTCGGCACCAACTTCCAGACACCATGGAGCAGGACGCCAGTGCGCGGCAGCATCAACGTGGTCGGCATCGGTGGACAGACCTTCGTTGATGCGCGGCGTGGTTACTGGCAGATCGGCGCACATTTCGATTTTCTCTCTGTCGCGGAGCGCGAAGGTTTCATCGATCAGATCGCCATTGAGATTGTGAATGAAGGACATCTCGACATGCTGTGGATCGAAGATCCCGACAGCGACAATCTTTCGCGCGACTGCGTGTGGGGATACTTGGCGAGCGATCTAACTGCGACACAGAACATCTACATTGATCCGGCCGTGTTCAGCGCCGAGTTCAATATTCGTCAGAGGCTTTGATAGATGACTTTCTTCATTGGTGACCGGGTTCTCGAAACGACGACGACAGCCGGCACCGGCACGATCACGCTGGCAGGCGCGTCGAGCGGATATCGTGCGTTCTCCTCGCTCGCGGCCACTAATGGTGACACCTTCGACTACGTCATCGCCGGCGGAACGGATTGGGAAGTTGGCCTAGGCACGCGCGTAAGCGCCACCACTTTCTCTCGCACTACTGTCTATGCCAGCTCGAACGCTGGTGCGCTGGTCAACTTCGCCGGTAACTTAAAAGAAGTTTGGATGGACATTCCGGCCCGTCGCCTCCAGCAGATGCTGCCATCGGCCAATCCCAGCTTTATCAATGGAACTATAGTCGCTTCCGTAGCTGCTAATGCCGCTACCTTCCGCGTCAAGACCTTGGCCGGAGCCGACCCGAGCGCAGTCGATCCGGTGTTTATGGTGTTCGGCGGCATCGCTGGCATTTACACCGTCGCCACAGTGACCTCAGCGCTGAGCATCACTATCGCCTC